CCACTGTTGCCAGCGTGTAATCCTTCGTGTCAGCAACCGTAGAAAACGATGTTTCGGCCTCGTAGAACGGCCAACGCTTCTCCGAATAAACGATTACGTCGTAGCCCTCACCAAGAAACCTGTTCAACGTGTCGTCGGCAATGTCAGACGAATCAATGTCAACAACGGAGCGCACATAAGTGCGCATCTCAGAAATCTGCACTAGGTGGGCCGTTCAGTGTGGAAAATGCAGGCACCCGTTCCCTCAACAGGGCGGGCCTTGCAAGTAGTTCCAGCCTTCGTCGTGACGGTACAAACCGAAACGTCAGGCTTGGTTTCAAGAGTTGGAGTCGGGTTGACCCGCTCAATGTTGCGGTCCCGCGAAACTGCGTGCTTCTCAGGCCGTGTTTCACGGAAGCCGCTGGCAGGCTGTGCCGCTGGACGAATCTTGGATCCGTAACTAATAGCGAAATCGCGTGCCATGCGGCCTCCGTGTGAACATAGGGGCGGGAAGCGGCAATAGCCGATGGGGAGGGGATGATTACCGCCCCCCGCCTAGTAGTGGGATCAGGTGGCCCCGTATAGGTATCCCTGACGCGCCCTGTTGGAGCAGGTCAAGTTGCCGTATGACAGGATCTGAGAGTAAACCGCGTCCTGATTGGTTGGACGCACGAACGGTGTCGGCTTGAACCAGACATCGCTGTGACCAACTAGTTGCAGGTACTTGGTGTTCAGGAACATCATCTCGCCACTGGTGCAACCCCCGTCAAATGTGACGGGAGCGCCCTTGAACAAGAGGTTCTGGAAACCAGCATCGGCCACATCGGTATCGGTATACCGAATCTGGTCAGTTAGCAGATTCTCATAAGCCTCGTACAAAGCCTGTGTAGTGATGATGATTGTTGGCTGGTCATTGCCGACCGAAACGTCGTTGTACAGGGTCGCCATGCCAGCGGTGGTAAGAGCGCCACCTTGGTTTGTCTCAGTAGATGCCCAGAAGGAGTTGCCCGTACCAGTCGGGTCAATCCCACCAAGGGAAGTGTTGGGCTTTGTAACAATCAGGTCCAGACCAATCCAGTCCTTGTTGCTGTTACCAGTGCCATCACCCCAGAACATGGTGTTCATGTTCTCAATGATTGTTTCCTGCGCCTGAAAGATTTTGCCTTCCAGCAGGTCAATGATCTGGGCTTCGCCGTTGTTCTTGGCTTCCTCAAGACCATTGATGGTCACCGTCGCGGCGTACTGTTTCCAGTCGTACTCAGCGGCTGTAATGCCTGTTTGAGCCGTCGTGGAAATAGTATCCGTGGTCGCGTATGAACCAGCAGTGCTGTTCGTACCATAGATGATTGGAACGACGATTTTTGCTCCACCAGAGATACGCCGAATCGTTTGCCCGTTTGTCAGGGCGTAGAACAGCGGTCGTGCACTGAAAATGTTGTCCACCAACTTGGGGACATAGTTGTTCAGCGTGGTGGAGAGAATCTCGTCAAAGTTGCTGTTACCAGCCATTTGATGTCTCTCTTCGTACTAGGGGTTAGTTGCCGTGTGTGGCCTTAGCCAAAGAGAACGCTTCCCGAATCGTTGACGGCGCTTTACCCGAGGACTTGGAAGAAACAGCACCCGACTGAGTGGACTTGCCACCAGCGACCACCGCTGCTTCACGTTTAGCCTCAGTCACATCCTTATCGGCTTGCAGTTTCTCTGCGACAGCAGAAACCTCGCCAAACTTCATGTGAGCGTAAGCGGCATCCAGATTCGGAATGCGATTCTGAAGTGCATGCGTAAACAACGCCTGCTCATCAAACTCGCCATACCGACCCTTCAGGGCCGATACCTCTTTGTCCAAAGCCTGTTGTCTTGCGGCAGCAGCCTGCGTTTCCAGTTGGGCTTCAATCTTCGCTATCCGTTGCGCCGTCGGATCCTCGGTATCCCACGAATCATCAAATGATTCGCTGTCAACCTGCGGGTTGTCCGATGCAATTCCAAACGCAGACGAAAGCGCCTTTAGAGTGCCCTCTGGGTCCGATTCCAACGCGTTAGCGATAGTTTCGGCTTGCTGTAACCGTTGCCGTTCGGCAGCCAACTCTTGGGTTTTGCGGGTGTAATCCGCTTGCCGCGAGTAACCTGCCTGAAGTTCCTCCAAAGTGACCGCCTGATCCTCGCCATCCACCTTGATGGTGTATGTCTCCGAATCATCGGTTTCCGTTGGTACTTCTATGTCAGCCCCGTCTGAAATATCCACCTCAGCGGCGGGTTCATCAGGTTCTGTGAATTCGTCAGGCACAAAGCCTCCTAGGGAGTCCAAATGGAACGGTTGCTCCTATAAGGGAAACAACCGTGTCCCACAAGGCTTTACAGCGCAGGCAACTCCAAGCCCATTTGGCCCTGAAGTTGCGCCAACAACTCAGGCGGTACACCACCAGTCGGAGCGAACGCCCCCAACTCAGGTGCAGACATCGGCCCCATCGCACTAGGCGGCGGCATCGCGCCCTGATCAGGCAAAGGTGCACCCCCCTCAGGTGGCGGCGCACCCCCCTCAGGGCCAGCAGGCGGCTGCTGCTGCATCAAAAACTTTTCAGGATTCTTGATGTTGAACCCCTCACGCAACACATGCACAGCCAACTGGGCGGGATCAATCACCGTGCCAATCATCGGACCAATCGCATTCAACAAACTGACAGCCTGCTGCTTACGAATCGTGTCATTGATCGGCTGCGTGGAACCACCCTCAACAGAGAAGTCGTACTCGCCCACAATGTCAGGCCGCGAATACTCCACAAACAAATCGGTGCCATCCCGAGAAGCAACCCGAGCCATCGCCTCACCCGTCATGTACTGCTGCATCAACTGAAGCACACGCCTAGCGATCTGCCCAATAGCGATCTCAACAATCGCCAACTTGTCAGCAGCGCGGGCATTAGAAGCATCAGCAATAATGCTCGCCTCCGTAGCAGTACGCCGAATCTCAGGCATCTGACCACGCGAATACTCATTCACCCCAGACACCACATTGATGTCCTCAGTGATGATCTGGCTGTAATTGTAAATCTCAGGGCTAACAGGCACCTGAGGCAACGGCATCACAACATCAGACAACGGCTTATTCTCATCGACAACAGGAACAAACCTGCCGTCCTGATCAGACTCAAGAGCCTCACGACCCTCAGGGCCAAACGACCGCTCATGGTACAAATACTTGCGGGCATACCGTTTACGGTCATTCATCAACTGCGAACGTGTCTTATCTAGTTCCAGTTGCAGCGACTCAATGGACTCAAGGTCACCCAACGGGTAAAACCTGTCAGGAATATCGTAATTCCTGAGCATCACAAACGGCTGACCAAACGCATACGGCATCGGAGTCGGATCCAACAAAAACTCGTCGCCATGCTCAGCACACACCGACATCGTGTTAGAAGCAACATCGTAAAACTCGTACAACGTGACCCGATCAGCCTCATCAGCGAACTGCGACTGATCCAACGGATCCTGATAAGACGAATCCAACCCAGCATCCGCACTTAGACGCTTCCGCACCGACGGCTTGTACCGCTTATCGGCCTGCACCTCCTCCAACGGCCGCACAATGCGTTGCGCAATCCACGTAACATCATCCATGCACGTAGCCTCAGGATCAACAAACACATCAAACGGGGAAACCCGCTCAACAAACGGCTGATCCTCAACCACCGTCAACATCGTTGACGGCAGATTCGCAGCAATGTCATCATCGGTAGGCAAATCACCCGCCAAATCAGGCATATCCATCGCAGCCTGATCAGCCTCAGCGACCTGTTGACTATACAACTCGTCACGTTCAGCATCACCAATGGCACGATCCTGCTCAGTGAACCGCCACCCCACCTTCAACCAGCCGTGGCCGAAAACAAGAAAATCTTTCACAGCGCGCCTAAAAGGCGACCTGAAATCGTGATGCCGCCACAAATGATTCACGACCGACTCCACAAACACAGCGCGATCCTGATCATCAGGCTGATTCGCCTGAACCACAATCTTCGGATGATTCACCGAAACAGACGGCGCAATCACATTGATCGTGCTGAAAGCCAAATTGACCGTGATCAAATCAGACTGAGTAGCCGTCGAGGACGGCCAATGCTTACCACGGTACAAGTCAGCCAAACGCCGCCAAGTCTCGTCGTACCCCTCATGCTCCCGCCACTTGCGAGCCAACTCCAAACGGCGCTTATACGAATCGAAAGTTTCGCTTCTGGTCTTACGAGCCATCAAACCCACCGCTTCCCAACAGGTTCAATGTTACGACCCTGAGCCTGAGCCTCAGAAATCACCTTAGATTCGCGTTCATTCATCGTGAGATCCTGCTCGTCGGGCGGCAAAGTTCCGCGATACCCACGGCCCACATCAAACTTGACTCCAGCCAACTTCTGCCGCCACGCCCACAACTCATTGAGTTCCAACCGCGTCTTAGGCCCCTTATGGGCCTCCACGTAACGGGCGAACTCGTTGAACGACGCATCAGGCGGCAAAACCGCCACGACTACCGAGGCTGCTTAGAAGCGGGCTGAACGGTGCCAGTCGTGCCGTGCTGATTCTCAGGAGTCGAACGCACCGACACGCCAGAACCCAGTTCGCCGCCACCATCAGAATCAGTGGTATCGCCACCAATCCGAACAGTCGCCTTCTGCGAACCAGTTTCAGTAACACGATTGAACGCCACCGAACCGCCACGATCCAAACGGTTGTTACGACCCTTCGGTCCATCAACCGTCTGAGAAGCACTGGTGTGCGACACAAACTTTCTTGCCATGAGATAACTCCGTATCTAGGTAATGGGATCCCTATTAGGGAAGAAACCGTGTCCCACCTAGCGACTCGCTGGGTGGTTATTCAGAAACT